ATGGCACAAGATTATCATCACGGAGTCCGTGTTCAGGAAATTAAAGAAGGTACGCGTACCATTACTACCGTTAGCACCGCTATCGTAGGTATGGTCTGTATTGCACCTGACGCAGACGAAAAAACATTCCCATTAAACACACCAGTATTACTGACTGACGTTATGAGCGCCATCGGTAAAGCCGGCAAAGAAGGTACGCTAGCCGCATCATTGAAAGCAATCGCAGCACAGGCTCAACCTGTCACTGTTGTTGTACGTGTTGCTGAGGGAGAATCTGAAAAAGATACCGTTTCTAACATTATCGGTGACGTTACGCCAGAAGGTAAGAAAACGGGTATGAAGGCACTGCTCGCTGCGCAAAGCCAACTCGGTGTTAAACCCCGTATTCTGGGTGCTCCGGGTCTGGACTCACAACCGGTTGCTGCTGAACTGGCCTCTATTGCCAAGCAACTGAAAGCAATGGCGTATGTCAGCGCTTATGGCTGCAAAAATATCTCCGAAGTTATCAAATATCGTGAAAACTTCGGTCAGCGTGAACTCATGCTGATTTGGCCTGATTTCCTGAGATGGGATAAAGGTGAAGTTATCGCACCTGCAACGGCTTATGCACTAGGCCTGCGTGCCAAAATTGACGAAGAGACTGGCTGGCACAAAACCCTGTCCAACGTGGGCGTTAATGGTGTAACGGGTCTGTCTGCTGATGTCTTCTGGGATCTGCAAGCGATTGGAACTGACGCTGATCTGCTGAACCAAAATCACATAACAACACTGATCCGCAAAAACGGTTTTCGTTTCTGGGGTTCACGTACTTGTGCTGGCGCTGATTCGGAGGACTCACTGTTCCAATTCGAAAGCTATACCCGCACCGCGCAGGTTCTGGCTGACACCATGGCTGATGCACACATGTGGGCAATCGACAAACCACTGACTCCATCACTGGTACGCGACATTATTGAAGGCATCAATGCTAAGTTCCGCGAACTGAAAGCGGGTGGTTACATCATTGATGGTCGTTGCTGGTATGACGACAAAATCAACGATAAAGACACTCTGAAAGCAGGCAAATTGACCATCGACTACGACTATACCCCTGTACCGCCACTGGAAAACATGATGTTACGCCAGCGTATTACAGATAGTTACCTGATGGATTTCGCGAAAAGTATCAATAAATAAGGGGCTAACTGATGGCATTACCTCGCAAACTTAAGTACCTGAACTTGTTCAACGATGGCAACAACTATCAGGGTATCGTGGAAGAACTGACGCTTCCTAAACTGAGCCGAAAACTGGAAGCCTACCGTGGTGCCGGTATGAACGGCAGCGCAATGGTAGATCTGGGTCTGGATGAAGGCGCATTGGATGCTGAATTCACTCTGGGTGGGATCGAATCTCAGCTGTACAAACAGTGGGGCATCGCTCAAGTGGATGGTGTCATGCTGCGCTTTGCTGGCTCTTTTGAGCGCGAAGACACCGGTGACGTGGTTGCAGTTGAAGTTGTGATGCGTGGCCGCTTCCAGGAGTTCGATCACGGTACTTATAAACAGGGCGACAACACACAAACCAAAATTACCGCTAAAAACACTTACTTCAAACTGACCTGGGATGGCGAGGAACTGATTGAAATCGATACCGTCAACATGGTTGAAAAAGTGGGCGGAGAAGATCGTCTGGCACAACATCGCCGCGCTATCGGTCTGTTTTAATCGCTCTTTTAATTAGCAAATTTTAAAACTTATTCCCTGTCTCACCCAGCATATTTTCGGCTGAGGCAGGTTTTTACTCGGATAAACAAGGTTGAATTATGACTGAAGCACTGAAAACTCAAAATGAAGATCTGCGCACAATCGAACTGGAAGCTCCACTGGCGCGAGGCAACGGAAAAATCACGGAAGTGACGGTACGTAAACCTACCAGTGGTGCGCTGCGCGGTGCTCGTTTACAGGCACTGCTGGAAATGGATGTGGACTCTATGTTGCTGATTCTGCCACGTGTCACCACACCTGCATTGACCAAGAATGACCTGATGATGATGTCACCCGGTGATCTGATTAATCTCAGTGTGGAGGTGGTCAATTTTTTGTTGCCGAAATCGGTCAAGTCCGATTCCCAGAACGATTAACCGTTGATGAACTGGTGGCAGATATTGCCACCGTTTTTCACTGGAGACCGGCAGATACAGATGAAATGTCACTGTCGGAATTATTGGACTGGCGACATCGGGCCATTTTAAGAAGTGGTGCGGAGAATGAGTAATATACAATCACAGGTAAACAAGGTACTCAGTGCCGTAAGTAAATTGACCAGTTCCTTTAAATCTTTTCAACGGCATCAGAAAAAACTGGTGGATACAACAGATAAAATTCATAACCAGTTTAAAAAGCTCAATAAAACCGTTGAAAGTTTAAAACCTATTGTCGGATATGCGCAGGAAACTGCGCGTATGCGTGCCGATCTTAAAGCCTACAATCAAACAATTAAGCAATCTTTCTCTGCGCAGCAGAATTCGTCAAGAATGACGCAGGTGAGTGCTGCGAGTCAATCAGTCAACATTACTCAAATAACTCAGAGTGTCAGCCAAGTAAATTCATCTAGCAAGAAAAGTGAAGTTAATCTTGGCGTTACTGGGAATATAACTAACAATTTCAGTTTGTTAGATAAATTTATTATTAATATCAACGCCAGGATAAAGATTTTCGGTAATGTTGGCATAAGGATTTTTAGTTCGTTAAAAGTGGGTGTTCGTATATTTTCTTCACTATCCATTAATATATTTAGCTCATTGGGTATGAGATTAAATATTTTTGGTAAGTTAGGGATACGGATATTTGGCTCATTGAAGATAAATCTGAATATATTTGGTCAATTGGGATTTAGAATATTTGGATCTTTAAAGGTTGGGTTGAGTACCTTTGGACAATTAGGTCTACGAATATTTGGTTCGTTACGAATAAGTCTGAATATATTTGGTCAGCTGGGAATTAGAACCTTCGGCTCTTTAAGGATTGGACTGAGTATCTTTGGGCAATTAGGTCTACGAATATTTGGCTCGTTACGAATAAGTCTGAATATATTTGGTCAGCTGGGGATTAGAACCTTCGGCTCTTTAAGGGTTGGACTGAGTACCTTTGAACAATTAGGTCTACGAATATTTGGTTCGTTGCGAATAAGTCTGAATATATTTGGTCAGCTGGGAATTAGAACCTTCGGCTCTTTAAAGATTGGACTGAGTATCTTTGGACAATTAGGTCTGCGAATATTTGGCTCGTTGCGAATAGGTTTGAATATATTTGGTCAGCTGGGAATTAGAATCTTCGGTTCTTTAAGGGTTGGAGTAAATATATTTGGACAATTAGGAATTAGAATCTTTGCTTCGTTAAGGTTTAGCTTAGGTCTATTTGCCCAAGCTGGCGTCAGGCTCTTTGGCTCTTTACGCGTCAGCCTGCGTATTTTGGGGCAGATAGGTATTCAGGCATTTGCCTCGTTAAGGTTTAGCTTAAATATCTTTGGTCAGATAGGTGTAAGAATATTTGCTTCTTTAGGAATGAGCTTGAATATTCTGGGTAGTATTGGTGCAAGAGTTTTCGGATTTCTTGGAACTACCTTCGGAACATTATTTAATAAAGGCGGGAAAAACGATGCATTTGGGCAACCAAGGCGAGATATAGGTGCATTAGGTAATATTGGTCAAAAGGTTTTTGGACTTTTAGGCAATAGCATAAATATTCTGTCAAATATTGGCACAAAAGGTTTAGGCCTTTTAGGTAATGCATTTAGTGGTATTGGACGGGCAATAATGGTTATCGGGCGCGTTATGATGGCGAATCCAATTCTTGCCATTATTGGTGTCATCTCAATGGCTGCTATTTATATTTGGCAGAATTGGGAGTCACTGGGGCCGAAATTTATGGCTTTATGGGATAGCGTGAAAAATATCTTCAGTGGTGCTTGGGAGGGAATTAAAAACCTTGTCAATATAGCGTGGGAAGGTATTAAGAGCTTTTTCATGAATGGTGGGCTAATTGGCATTATCTACAATAACTGGGACACGATTAAACAAAGTGCTTCGGAAGCTTGGGAATTGGTAAAGTCAACAATTAGTGGTGCCTGGGAGTCAGTTAAACAGAATACATCTGAAATCTGGGAAAGTGTCAAAAAATCAATCTCAGATAAATGGGATGAAATTGTTGCCGATGTTCAGGCGATTCCGGAGAAATTAAAAACTGCCGGCTCGGATATGATCGATAATCTGTTGACGGGTATTCAGGAAAAATGGGAAGCACTGAAAGGTAAGATTTCTGCTATTACTGACGTCTTTACATCATGGTGGAAAGGCGATGAGAAAAAGGAAGTTGCATTAAAGAAAACAGAGGAAATTACTAAAAACGAAACAGCTCAGCAGGCTAAAAAAGTACAGCCGCCCCTATTCGATAAAGGTGGCTATGTTCCTATTGGAAAAACAGCCATTGTTGGCGAACGTGGTCCTGAACTTGTCAGTGGCGGGGCAAATGTTACTAGTCGTTTAGATACGGCGAAGTATGCAGCCGTGGGAGTTGCCATCAGCGCGATGTCATTACCTGTTGCAGCGCAGAACGCACCGTTACATGCGCAAAGTTTGCCTGCTCATGCCTATGAGGAAGTTCAGGCAAAACAAATGCGGAGCCAGCCGCAGCAACAAGCTAGCGCCGCGCCGCAATACAACATTTATGTCTATGGCTCTCAGGGACAGTCCGCGCAGGATATCGCCCGAATGGTCAGACAGGAACTGGAACAACGGGAACGTATGCAGCAAGCCCGTATGCGTAGCTCACTTTCTGACAGAGGAGAAGGTTTCTTATGATGGCTGCACTTGGTTTATTTGTTTTTATGCTGAAAACCACTCCGTACCAAAGTTTCCAGCATAAACAAAGCTGGAGACATGCCTTCAATAGCCGTGTGGGAGCACGGCCTGCATGGCAGTTTGTGGGTCCGGATAACGATACAGTAACGTTATCTGGAGATCTTTATCCTGAACTGACAGGTGGCTCCTTGTCGCTAACAGCATTGAAATTGATGGCTGATAGTGGCAAAGCATGGTCTTTGATTGATGGTAGTGGCGCAATTTATGGCATGTTTGTTATTGAAAGTATTGATGAAACAAAAACGGAATTTATGTCAGGTGGTGCGCCCCGTAAAATCAGCTTTACGCTAACACTACGGCGTGTTGATAACAATCTGTTGGAGATGTTGGGCGATTTGCAGCAACAGCTGATGGATATTAAAGGCAAAATGCCTAACTCATGGGATGATCTTTCGAAACTGAAGGATGACGGTATAAAGACAGTTAAGGAGTTCTTCTCATGATCGATTTCAAACAGTGGGTACCAAATACAGGTTGGATACCTCAATTCGATTTGATTACAGGCAAAGAGGGAGCACCAGCTTTTCGCTTAGAAATCGATAATAAGGATATTACCGGAAAAATACAGTCACGTTTAATGTCTTTATCTCTGACGGATAATAGAGGAGGGGAATCAGATCAGCTTGATATTGAGTTGGATGATGCAAATGGTGAACTCAAACTGCCATCAAGAGGCAATATTTTGACATTGGAATTGGGGTGGCATGGCTACCCTTTAACCCCAAAGGGAAAATTCGTTGTTGATGAAATTGAACATGTTGGTGCTCCTGATAGAGTAACCATACGTGCCCGCAGTGTTGATTTACGTGGTTATCTGAACGTTAAGCGCGAGTTGTCTTACCATCAACACACGTTAGAAACTATAGTTAGTACGGTTGCGACAAGAAATCAACTGAACTTTAAGGTTAGTGATACTTTAAAAAACATCACTGTGCATATCGATCAGACTAATGAATCTGACGTAAGCTTTTTGACTAGAGTAGCGAAGCAGGAAGGGGCGATTGCATCGGTCAAAAATGGCGAATTGTTGTTTATTCGTCAAGGAGAGAATGAAACAGGCAGTGGTACGCCTATTCCTCCGGTCAAAATTATCCGTAATTCTGGCGATAATCACAGATTTACACTATCAGATCGTGAGTCTTACACCGGAGTAATAGCGCAGTGGCTGGATACACGTACAACGGCTAAACAGACTGTGGAGTATAAGCGGAGAGAATCCAAAAGTGCCAAGGTTGAAGTATCAGTTCAATATGAAAGTACTAAAACGGATACGACAAAAAATAAGCCATCAAATAAAGAGCCACCTAAAAAAGAAGGAGGTTCTAAAAACAAAGACAAAAAATTCCCGGAAAAGGAGAAAGGAAAGCCTAAACATAAACCGGGGAGGGTGGATCTATCAAAAAGTGGAGCAAAAAAGCATAAACCTTCTTATGTTCAGCCCGCTCGTAAAGGGGAAAAGCGAAGTGACAAGAGCTTTAGCGTTGATGGAAGTTTTTCTTATGAAGAACAACAAGAGTCTGTAGTTGAACATGAACAAGCAACCACTGAACAACAAAGATCCAAGCAATATTTGCAAGGTTCAAGTGAAAATGTTCTGACTCTTTCTCGTATATATTCCAGCAAAGAAGAGGCAGGACGTGCAGCCGAAGCAGCTTGGAAAAAATTACAGCGAGGTGTAGCACAGTTCTCTATTACTTTAGCGAAAGGGCGTGCTGAGCTTTATCCTGAAATGCCAGTGCATATTGAGGGATTTAAAAAAGAAATCGACGGTACTGACTGGACAATCGTAAAAGTCACTCACAATCTTAATGACAGCGGGTTCACTACGTCACTGGATCTTGAGGTTAAACTTGATGAGGTCGAAATTAAACCAGAAGCGAAAGATCCCAAAATAAACACTTGATCTCAATATGAGATCTTTGATATATTGTTCACCAGACGAGATGGTGTTATTTCAAGACTGTTATTCCAAGAACAATGCTTTCAAGAAAGGTGAACAATTATGATTAAGTGTCCTCTTTGTAATCAATCAGCGCATACCCGTAGTAGCTTTGAGCATTCAAGCCAAACAAAAGAGCGCTATAACCAATGCCAGAATATCAATTGTGGGGCAACGTTCGTCAGCCATGAAACGTTTGTGCGCTTTATTTCTAAGCCAGGCGATGTTGAAAGTGTTACGCCGCATCCGAGGGCAAAAACTAAGAGACAACCTCGCCAGAAAGCTGCGCCACAAGCTGCTGTCACCCAATAA